GGTACAGAAAAGAAGGCGAGATGCGTGAGCGTCTTGTCATCAATCACCTGATAGTGTTGTATAATGTTTTTGGTGTTGAGGTTGCAACTAGATTGTTGTTTTATCGCGTACACAAAGAAGATTATCATACACTCAAAACATACTTGCTGTTTCTAAATTACATGCCGAGTGTGGTAAGAGGTATCAAAGGACAGAACATTATATCATCCGACATAGCTGTGGACTTGAAAGTTGCTGAAGTTCTTAGGGAAATAAAATGACAATAAAAGAAGATGCACCAACAAACTCTGTAGCTGGTGGTAATGTAGCTGGTATTGGTGTGCCAAACCCTAATATTCCAAATCAAGCTGAACCAGGTATCAAACGTAAGAAGTTTGCGGGCTCAACCGTGTTCACTGTGCCATCAAAGTCTTTTGTAATGGCTAAGATGCTCAAGCGCAAAGGTGCTAGATTTGAGTCCTATCTTGGTGATCCTGATGTGTCCAAAGAAATTGCAGACTATGCAAATGCTAACTGGAAAGAAGGCATCGTGCTGGAAGATGAACAAACTGGCGCTATGGTCTATCTGAGATACGGTAGAGGCAACTGAGGTGTGGATTTTGGAATGGCTTCCTAGTTGGATTTTCTATGCTTGCTTTTTTGCTGGCGTGTTAGGTCTTGCTGCAACTTCTGTGTTGAAGTTCATTCCAGCCATCTACATCTATAAATCTCCAATACAAATATCATCCATCATTCTGATAGCATTTGGCACTTACATGGCTGGTGCTATCAGTAATAATGAAAAATGGGAAGCAAGAGTCAAAGAACTTGAACTCAAGATTGCTGGCGCTGAAGTAGCCGCAGCTAAAGTCAACACAGAGATTGTTGAAAAAGTTGTAGTCAAGCGTGAGTATTACAAAGAACGTGGCAAAGATGTTATTCAATACATAGATCGTGAAGTTGTCAAGTATGATGAACGATGTGTGATACCAAAAGAATTTGTGGAAGCGCACAACAAAGCTGCTGAGGTAGCCAAATGAAAACATTGATGGTGTGCTGTGCAACAATACTGCTAATGGGCTGTTCAACAACAGTGCCAGTAGCAGCAAAATTTCCTGAACCACCAGGTAAGATTATGATGGAACAATGTCCTGATCTAAAGAAGCTGGACGGCGAACCAAAATTGAGCGATGTGTCCAAGACAATCACTGTGAATTACACTGAATATTATGTTTGTGCTGTCAAGACAAGCGCATGGATAGAATGGTACAATAAACAAAAAATAATATTTGAGAGTGTAAAATAATGGAATTAACAAAAGACCAACTGAAAAAACTTCTTCCGAAGAATCCATATATTGACCAGTGGCATTCTGCGCTATCGCAGTTGCTGCCTGAGTACAATATCAATACACCGCAGCGTATTGCAGCATTCGTTGCACAGTGCGCTCACGAATCAGGTAACTTCATGGTACTCAGAGAGAATCTGAATTATCGTGCGCCAACTCTACGTAAGATTTTTCCAAAGTATTTTCCAACTGATGCTATGGCAAACGAATATGCAAGTAAGCCAAATAAGCAAGAAGCTATTGCTAATCTGGTGTATGCTAATCGTATGGGCAATGGTGCACCAGAAACTGGTGATGGCTGGCGCTATGCAGGCAAGGGCTTGATTCAATTGACAGGCAAGAGCAATTACACATGGTTTGCTGAGTCCCTACAAATTTCAGTAGAGGACGCATCTGAGTATCTGTTGACGTTTGAAGGCGCTGCACAATCTGCTTGCTGGTTCTGGGAAACAAACAATCTGAATCAGTGGGCCGACAAAGGTGATATCGTTACACTGACTAAACGAATCAACGGTGGCACAATTGGTCTTGATGATCGTATCAAGCACTATGAACATGCACTACATGTACTAGGAGCACACTGATGAATCGTGATGTAAAACTATTCAAATGGCTTGGAGTATTTTTACTCATACCTATAGCATTAGCTATTTTTGGTGGTGATAGATTTCGTTACCCATGCCAAAATCCAGAAAACTGGGAAAAAGAAATATGTAAATTGCCAACATGTGATGTGACAAGAACTTGTCCTCAACATATATTTAAGGGACAAAGAGACCCTAGATTAGGACCACTAGATGAAAATAAAAATGTTATTGGAGCAGTTGTGCCAACGCCTGCAATTTGCCCAACGCCCACAAAAGGAGAAGCCTGTGCAAAATGAAGTAATGTATACTGAAGAGCAATTGATGGCCCGATTGAAGTTTTTCATCGGCGTATGTCTTGCATTGACACTAACTGGCATTGTGTTCGTTGTGTTGTACTCACTGATTTTTGTGACGCAACCATTGAATGCTATCAGCCCAATTGACCAAAAATTCTTTGAGTTGATTGTTCCTATTGCAACTTTCTTGACTGGTACACTATCCGGCATCATGCTTGCTGGTGGTACTAAAGAAGAGACTGATGCTAAACTTGCTATGATGAAGCAAGCACAAGACAATGCCAATTCAGCAGCTAAGAATACTGTTGAGTTTGCTAAGACGCAAGCTGAGCCTGTTAGAGCACCTGTTGCAAGAACAGAACCATCATTCAACGTTGAAGCACCTATGCCAGCTGGACAAGTTATCATGGGTTACGGCGGTAAGCCAGCACCAGCACCAGCACCACAGCCTGAGCTATAATGCTAAAAGGAATGCTAGACGACTCACACAACAAATCTCTTAGCAGTAAGAGAGTTGTGACTTTTCTAGCATTTCTGCTATGTGGTATCGCATTCATTGCTAATCTATTTTGGGGTTACCAAGTTGAATCATACATGTTTGAGGGCATGATATACCTAGCAATGGCTGGTCTTGGCTTTACAGCATCAGAGAAATTCGCATCTATAAATAAGAAAACGGAGAACAACTCATGAAAAAACTTATCGCATCAATTATGCTGGCCATCGCATTGAGCCCAGCATATGCAACAGACAAAGAACCAGAAACCAAACGTGTTTGCGTTGAAGAAAAAGATGCAAAAACTGGTAAAGTAAAAGAAGTTTGCAAGACAATCAAGATTCATAAGAAACTTGAAGGTACCAAAGTTCCAGAGAAGAAGTAAATCATGGCTACCACCGTAGAACGAATTGGTATCGTTGAGACCAAGGTTGAAAATCTCAGTGAGAAACTTGATGAATTAAAAGTGGATGTAAAAGACATGCACGATTGCCTCGATAAAACACGCGATGATTTAAAATCTGATCTTGAAAAAATGTATAATGCATCATGTGATCAGCATGAATCATTAGCTAAAGAGATTAGATCACTTAAAAATTTGAAGGATCGTTGGACTTGGATGGCCGCTGGTGGATTGGCTGTGGGTGGCTGGATTGCTGGTCACTCAGAAAAACTTATAGCACTGTTTACCTAATTACCACAGAAACATTAGGTAAATTATTCAGTTGACTTGACTTTTTGGTGGATGTGTATATAATGTATAGCTATGAGTCTGTCCACCGATCTATCATTCGTTCAACGAATCACACATCGTTTCAATAAGTATCAGCGCAAGTCTGATTACCTATTCAACGTCCGTTGTCCTCTATGTGGGGACTCACACAAAAACAAGACCAAGATGCGTGGGTATATCTACCGGCGCGGAAATGGTCTTTTTTACCTTTGCCACAACTGTGGTGAGAGTATGTCTCTTGGTAATTTTATCAAGCGACTTGATGGTACCATCCACAAAGAATATGTCCTGGAAAAATACAAGTCCGGTGAATATAATGGCGTAGCAACTCGCCGAACGCTGTTTGATGTTCCTGTGACGCGATTTGGTAAGGTAGAGAAAAAGATTTTTGATAATGCTGAACGATGTGATAAACTATCCGCCCAGCATTTCTGTGTTTCCTATCTGAAGAATCGCAAGATTCCACTTGAGCATTACAAGAACCTATACTTCACTGCAAACTACAAAAAGTTCTGTGATGAGGTGTATCCTGAGCATGGCAAAGATAAGATCACGGCTGATGCAAGGCTAATCATACCATTCTATGATTCGTATAATGCACTAATCGGTGTCTCAGGTCGTGCGTTAGTGACTGCTGACTACAAGTTGCGCTATGTCACCATCAAGACAAATACCAGCGAAAACAAACTAATCTATGGCCTGGATCGCATAGATATATCTCAACTCATAAAGATTGTTGAAGGACCGATTGACTCGTTGTTCTTGAACAATTGTGTTGGCTCTGGAGATTCCAGTTTGTCCATCACCGCAAAGCAATTGAATGCTGAAAAGACTGTCCTGATATATGACAATGAGCCGAGAAATAAGGAAATTGTCAATCTGATGGGCGATGCAATCAAGCAGGGTCATAACATCGTTGTATGGCCCGACACCGTAGAGGGCAAAGATATCAATGAAATGGTCATGAACGGGATATCACCTGATGAAATAGAAGATATCATAAGTAATAACACCTTCAAGGGTATTGAAGCACAAATCAATTATAATTATTGGAAGAAAATATAAAATGAAAGCGCGACTGATTAGCTACAGTAAACCATCCCGAGACATTGCCAGTGAAGGCTTGTATGACATGCAAGAACTAATTGCATTTTGTGCAAGAGTATCAAATCCTGCAAACCAACTGAACACAGAAACCTCCGCAAAGCTGATCAATTACTTGGTCAAGAATAAGCACTGGAGTCCTCTTGAAATGGTGTCTGCATGTGTTGAAGTTGAAACTACCCGCGATATCGCCCGACAGATTTTGCGCCATCGTTCATTCTCGTTTCAGGAGTTTAGCCAACGATATGCTGATCCAACCAAGGATCTAGATTTTGTATTCCGTGAAGCAAGACTGCAAGACTTGAAGAATCGTCAAAACTCAATTGAAACTGATGATCTTGCACTGAATGCTAAGTGGATCGCAATGCAGAATGATGTGATTGAAGCTGCAAAGAAAGCCTATACATGGGCTGTTGAGAATGGTATCGCAAAAGAGCAAGCACGGGCTGTATTGCCTGAAGGCAACACTGTGTCACGCATGTACATCAATGGCACACTGCGTTCCTTCATTCACTACATAGAAGTCCGCTCTGAAAAAGCAACACAAAAAGAGCATAGAGAAATCGCAATTGAAATTGCAAAAGTGATCGCTGAGGTATTTCCCTTAGCACATGAGTTCGTATCAAAATAATAACAGGAGACAAGATGGAAAGTATCGTTCACGATATTAGGGTGGATTATTCTCGGGATAATCTATTTGATGATCTAGGTAGGAAGCGCCTCAAAGAAAGCTACATGAAAGATGAAGAACAGTCACCACAGGAGAGATTCGCATTTGTCAGCAAAACTTTTGGATCTAATCAAGAACATGCTCAGAGGTTGTATGAATATTCTTCTAAGCATTGGCTCAGTTATTCTACACCTATCCTTTCTTTTGGTCGTAGCCGTAGGGGCTTACCTATTTCTTGCTTTCTACCATATCTCCACGATAGCGCAGAAGGTTTGGTGGATTGCCTCTCGGAGGTAAATTGGCTGAGTATGCTAGGCGGAGGTATTGGAATTGGACTGGGTATTCGTTCTGCTGATGACAAGTCTACTGGCATTATGCCTCATCTTCGGACTTATGATGCATCAAGCCTCGCATATAGGCAGGGCCGTACTCGCCGTGGTTCTTATGCCGCTTATCTTGATATTAGCCATCCAGATATTCCTCTATTTTTGGATATGAGAAAGCCCACTGGTGATCCTAATATGAGAGCATTGAACTTGCATCATGGTATCAATATCACCGATGACTTCATGCAATTGGTTGAGAAAGCTATGTTGGATCCAAATGCTGATGACAGTTGGCACTTTCGTGATCCACATGATAATACAATTCGCGACACAGTATCAGCTAAAGAATTGTGGCAACAGGTCCTTGAAATGCGTATGTTAACTGGTGAGCCATACATTCACTTCATTGACACCAGCAATCGTGAAATGCCTCAGTTCCAAAAAGACTTGGGCTTGAAGATTAATCAGTCCAATCTATGCTCAGAAATCATTCTTGCTACGAACAAAGAGCGCACAGCAGTGTGTTGCCTGTCTTCTGTGAATCTGGAATACTATGATGAATGGAAAGACGATGCGCAATTCATTCGTGATATCGCAGAGATGTTAGACAACGTTTTGCAATACTTCATTGACAATGCACCAGACACCATTGCTAGAGCTAAATTCTCAGCTATGCGTGAACGAAGCATTGGCATCGGCGCACTGGGCTTTCATGCATTCTTGCAGAAAAAAGGAATTGCATTTGAAGGTGTAATGGCTAAATCTTACAACATTCAGATTTTTAAGAACATCCATGCAAAGGGCGATATTGCTAATCTTGAGTTGGGTAAAGAGCGTGGTGAAGCGCCAGATGCCACAGGTACAGGTCGCAGATTTAGTCACATGTGGGCTATTGCACCAAATGCATCATCGTCCATCATCATGGGTAATACGTCACCATCTATTGAGCCATATCGCGCAAATGCATATCGTCAAGATACATTAAGTGGTTCTTCACTGAACAAGAATCGTTGGTTGGACAAGATCATTCAGAAAGAAGCTGAGAGTCATACAAATGGTTGGGCTGATGAAGTTTGGTCTTCAATTATCGCTAACGATGGCTCAGTACAACACCTAACATGGATGAGTGAGAATGATCGTGAAGTGTTCAAGACTTCTATGGAGATTGATCAGCGTTGGGTCATTGAACACGCCTCAGATAGACAGCAATATATTGATCAAGCACAGAGTTTGAATCTTTTCTTCCGACCAGATGCACACATCAAGTATATCCATGCTTGCCACTTCTTAGCATGGAAACGTGGACTGAAGACCCTGTACTATTGCCGCAGTGAGAAACTGGCTAAAGCAGATAAAGTATCAAAGCGCATTGAGCGTGAAATCATCAAAGAATTGGACTTGAGTGCAATCATTGGTGGTGATGAATGCCTAGCTTGCCAATAATATGTCACACATAATCGCAAATTTACCCACAGTCAAGTGTTTCATTCGCAGAGAATACCTTTATGATTTTCAAAAAGGATTCGGTGAGCTTGTTCCTTGCTGGTGGGTTAGTGTAAAATCACTGAGAGGTCAAGCATTTCGTATAGAATCGTATTTGAATGAATATGGCGCACTATACGACAAGTTACCTATCAGTGCGTACTGCTGGAAACCAATTGAAGGTGAGCCATTACCATTGGACCACTTGCAATTGTGGGACTGTTTGAGTTATGATATCACTATATTGAAGAAAGCACAGCTTCAATCAATGAAATGTAAATTCAAAACAAAGTCTGGTGGTTGGATGTATGGTGAATATATGTTTACTGTAGATTCAGCACATCCAGATTTCAATATTATAGACACTGGTATGTCTGAAGACGTTGAAGACCATAAGTCCTACAATTTCATCAAGTGCGATAATGGTCAATTTGCATGTCAGCCCAACAATAGAATGATTGTGTTTGAACCATCGAGTAATCCTCGTGAATTAAAATATCCAGACTTTAAAGTAGCAACAAGAAAATGGTCTGTTGAAACTGAGGCTAAATGGGCTTTAGGTGATACTGATACCTTCATGTATGAAAGAACAGAAAAATGAAAAAAGTAATAATCGGTGCTATTCTAGCACTAACAGCAATCGCAAGTTTTGCACAAAAAGAAAAGGCTGGTGTTGCATATGATGCAGTATTAACCAGAGTAATTGATGGCGACACCGTAGCATTTCAAGCTAATTGGTTGCCAGATCCACTGAAAAAGGAACTGAGCATCCGTGTGTTTGGTGTTGATACACCCGAGAAAGGCCATCGTGCGGCCTGCCCAAGTGAAGATGCACGTGGACAAGCGGCAACAGCATTCACGAAAGTGCAAATCAATGGGGCACAGAAACGCCAAGTTGTGTTGATGGCTTGGGACAAATATGGTGGTCGTGTCTTGGGTGACATTTTACTTGACGGTAAGAGCCTGCGTCAAATGTTGATCATAAATGGCTTTGCCCGTGAGTACTACGGTGAAGCCAAAACATCATGGTGCTGATATGAGAAAAGTATTGAGATTTACAGCATCATGGTGCCAACCATGCAAAGCCATGGCCAAGTTGATGGAAGATATTGACACCAATCTGCCAATTGAAGTGATTGACATTGATGAGCGGTCAGAATTGGCAGTTGATTATGGTATCAGATCAGTTCCTACGCTGGTGATGATTGATGAAAATATTGAAGTTCGTAGGATGGTCGGCCTGGTGACAAAAGATAAATTAGAAAATTGGATAAAAGAATGACAAAGAAAAATGTAGAATCAAAACTGACTGATGAACGTAGTTCGTTCAAACCATTTTCTTATCCTTGGGCATATGATGCATGGCTGAAACATGAGCAGAGCCACTGGCTGCACACCGAGGTGCCGATGATGGAGGACGTCAAGGACTGGAAGAAACGCCTTACTGTAGATGAAAAGAAGTTTCTCACAAATATCTTTCGATTCTTTACACAGGGTGACATTGATGTTGCTGGCGGTTATGTGAAGAATTATCTTCCATACTTTCCACAGCCAGAAGTTCGTATGATGTTGCTGGGCTTCGCAGCCCGCGAAGCATTGCATGTGGCTGCATACAGTCACTTGATTGAAACTCTTGGATTGCCAGAAACAACCTATAACGAATTCTTAGCATATCAAGAAATGAAAGACAAGCATGACTATTTGCTAGACATTTCAAACAAGAATGGTACAAAGGAGAACACAGCAAGACACATTGCGGTGTTCAGTGCATTCACTGAAGGTATGCAGTTGTTCAGTTCATTCATTATGTTGTTGAACTTCCCTCGCCATGGTAAGATGAAAGGCATGGGTCAAATTGTTACTTGGTCTATCGTTGATGAAACGATGCATGCCGAGAACATGATGAAGCTCTTCAAGACATACATCGGCGAGAATCCAGAGATATGGAACGATGAACTTAAAAGCTCCATTTATACCATCGCTGAGAAAATGGTAGAATTGGAAGACAGATTCATTGATCTAGCTTTCGGTATCGCAGAGATGGAAGGCCTGACCAAAGATGAGTTGAAGAAATACATCCGATACATCGCTGATCGCAGATTGATTGGCTTGGGTATGAAAGGTATATTCAAGGTCAAGAAGAATCCATTGCCATGGGTTGAAGAGATGATCAATGCTCCTACGCATACCAACTTCTTTGAGAATCGGAGCACAGACTACGCTAAGGGTGCATTGTCCGGCACCTGGGATGATGTTTGGGCATAAGGTAAAAATGACCAGGGCAGCTTTACAATTGCCCTATTTTGTATTATAATGGAGTCACTATGACACTAAACAAAAAACTTCAAGAACTAGCGAAAGACGCTGGATTTCTATTCTGGGCTGATGAACCATATGGTCCTGGTCCAGATAACATTGACTGGTCTTCAATGTATGATGAACAACTTCAAGGTCTCTATGACAGGATGCTTGAGGAAGTTATTCAGACAGTTGAGGAATCATGCAAAAAGAAAACATTTACCACATATGATCATGGCATGATTGGTGGCGTCAAAAAACAAATCATTGACGATCTAATAAAAGAGTTTGGTAAATGATATCGCTCATCATAGCATTTTTTAGAAAAATGATGTATACTGACTGTACTGGTGATTGTAATCAAGGAAGAAAGTGTGACTGCAAAAATGAAGCTAATCGATCTAATCCGCGAACTTGAAGACCTCTATTACTCTTATGATGAAGAGTACCACTCAGTGATGGGTGAACCAGAAATTATGATTGACACCTTTGATTTGGTTGGTGATCACAAATTTGAGTATGCTGGCTTTGGGCCAGAGATTTATATTGACAAAACCGCCGATGGCGTGTATGACGTAATTCGTGCATTCAAAACAAAGGAAGAAGAAAATGGTAACTGAAGTTAAACAAGAAAAAGTAAAAGAATTGGATCGCAAAGCTATCCAGATCGCAGCATCAAGCACCAACACAGGGCAGGTGATTCTGTTTGCATTATGTAGTGATGGCACGATTCATATGACACGCCCAACAAGTGATATTGGCTGGGCCCAAGTTAAAAAGCTATGAATAAAACTACAATTAGTATTGCTATACTGATATACAATTTTATGATTGTCGCGGGCACTGCTTGGCTTGTTGCTGTACATGACTGGTCCGGTTGGTGGTTCTTACTGACCGTTGCAATCATGATGCATCTCAGAGGTAAAGATGAATGATGTGACGTTCACTTCATATGACTATCCCATCGGTGGCAAAATGGTTGTTGGAACACACACCATGTCTGAGATGGAAGCAATTGATATGATGGACACTATTGGTGGCAAAGAAAGAATAAAAGAGTCTTTGATTACTCAATTAGCCAGTTATATGCTAGAAAACAAACTAGCTGAGTTTACTATGACTGAAGACCATGCCCGCGCTACTCGCACCTTTCGTGTTCGTGCATACCTAGCACCAAATGATCAGGTGAAAATTCTACGTACCGCTTATAAGATTGATTGATATGAATAAATCTGCACTGACACAAGTACAAGACCTAGGATGGTATGTACGTGATATGCACAATGATGGCTTCACACAATTTGAAGCCAAGAAAAAATTATACCAGATTTTGTGGGAAGCACAACACCAGCTTGAAAAATCACCACAATTTGTGGGTGAAACTGAGTGGCTGCAAGAGCAACGATTAGACTCGGTAGTCTAGTAAAACCATGTTGCAATACAGCATTTTCTGATATATAATTGTATGGTGTTGCTCACTAATGAGGTCACCATATAACATGCTAAAAACAATTCTATCAACAATCGCTGAGATACGAGCACTATTCAGCAAAGCGCCAATCGCTTCACAATAAGGATACAAAATGGACAATACTAAATTCAAAGAACTAGCACTTGCTGCTATTGAAATCAATTCAACTGCTACACACGCAGGCATTGATGCACTGAAGAAATTTGCAGGTACTGAATATGCTACATACTTACATGGACTAACCAATGTAGCAGACGAAATTACCAAGAATGCAAGAAAAATCATCGAAGGCTCGCAGCTTGCTTTTGCAGGAAATAAGAAGTAACACATCATACTTCCAGCCTGCGCTAAAGAACGGATGGATTATAAAATTCTCCGTTCACAAAAATTCCGATATTCTATTGATCATTGTGTCTAAGTACACGGGACAGACATTCTTACGGTACTTCACTGAAGAGGATGATGCCGTGAAATTCATCAACATGATAACGATGTTGGATCCAACTGTTTTATCTGTATAAATAAGAGATAATAAACATAGTATTGCACAGGAGATTATGTAATGGCATTACAAGGATCAGGTCAAATTTCACTGTCGGATATAAGGAATGAACTTGTTGATACAGGAGAAATTTCCCTGGGTTCAGTTAAATCCCGCTCTTTAGCTGGAGTTCAGACGGGCACTATTTCGCTGGAAAGTTTTTATGGTGATAGCTCATCTTGGATAAGAACTTATGTTGATTTAGATGGTGGCGATTATAACGGCACTAAACAGCAACTGTTAGGAAATTCTATACATTATAGAAATCATGAAATCATTGTCCCATTTTATGACTACCGGGGACAAAATTTTGGTAATGGTTCAATTTACACTAAAATTTATAGAATTGGTTTAAATGGTACAACAATTGGTTCCACCAAAACTTGGAGTGGTGCGATTCGTCTTAATAGTGCAACGAATGGAACAACAGATCAAAATGTAACTTATGCATGGCAGCCCGACAGTTCAGCATATCCATATTATCATGGACAATTAGACCCCACCACATTTGCAGTGGTGTGGGGTAAATCTATTTCTCCACCTGCAACTGAGCCCCAAGACAACATTTGGCTTCCTACCCTCAACAGCACAAACACGGTATCTGGTGGTGTTTATTTGGCCACTGTTGGAGGTACAAATGCTGGAGCGGCAGGAATCATCAAATATAATTCTAGTGGCGTCAGACAGTGGTTTAAAGGTTTTACCCGAGACGGTACAATAAACGGTTGGCCCAACAGTTGGGAAAGTTGGAGTCCAACAGGTATAAAGACAGATTTATCAGATAACCCTTATCTAATGACTCGATCATCGAAATCTCAGGAAAACAACTATGGAAGAGGTGTAGAGTTACATAAATTTGGCGCAGATGGATCATTTCTTTGGTCTAAATATTGGTTTGTTCAAAGCGTCAGTTCTGGTTACACAACAAGTAGTTTTGCTATTAATCCAAATGGTAATGTCTTAGTTTCGTTTAATTTATTACAGGGTGGCTACACCTCAACCACTAATTATTTTAGATTACTTAATAGTTCAGGCGCAGAAATTTTGAGTCGCAGTCTAACAGCTAATTTTTATACCTCACCTACGGTTATTAGTGATCCAACAACTAACTTCTTTTATGTTTACTATGAATTAGACGAAAACCCGCGATATTTAACTATTTTAAAAATTGATGAAAGTGGAACCATCCAATGGGCTAGAAAAATTAAAAATCTGGGCGCTGATGCTGGCGCTACCTTTTACGAACCGATTGTATCGCACGGTAATATTATTATTAAAGGCTATGCATCCGTTACTATCGACGAATACACCTCAGCGCAATCCGTCTTTCTTGTTACTGTTCCAGATGATGGTAGTAGAACGATTGTTACAACAAGTTTTGAAGATTATCAAAGTGCTTATGTATCAACTTTTGATTATAGTTCAACTACTGTAACACTTGGAACTTCTACAATTACTACATATACAGGCTTCATAATAGCCACTTTTAACCGTACAGATATTTCAGAAACAAGCAGTTCACTTTACACTGAAACCGCAGGCGTGGCTCCACACAGTACCGCGCCGGATTTTACTACAAGCATACTAAATTTATGATTAATAAAATTTACATTAACACAGAAACCATGGAATTTCCAATATATGTTGGAGATATAAAATTACTTTATCCAAACATTGATGTGAGCACAGAATTTGTGTTACCGCCAGAGTTTCAGTTAGTTTACGTGCCTGAGCCAAGTGAGTTGAGCACTAATCAATATTTTGTTGAAACACAACCTAAATTAATTGATGGTAAGTGGACATACATACAGGAAATTCGTGAGTATACAGAATCTGAGTTGGAGAATAAACGAAAAGCATCTGAGAGATACAAACCTCAATCAGGAATAAGTGTTCCGAATATAACACCTGAGAGAATCGCAGAGTATCATAAACAACACAGTAGACCCGTTTTGCCAGCAGGTAAACGAAAAATATTTCCAACAGAAGCCACCGGAAAAATTGAAGTGACTGTGATATAACAAATAATTAAAGGAATTTTATGACCCAACCACAAGTAAATATTGGAACAGTGCAGAATGTTTTCGTTCGTCAGATGCACTTTGCATCATCCGGTGACCAAGAGATCGGACACAAACATCCATATAATCACTTAACACTACTGGCAAAAGGTAGCTTAACTGTCGGAGTGAACGGAGAGGAAACATCCTTTGTTGCTCCACATATGATTTATATCAAAGCAAACACAGTACACATGCTTACAGCACAGTCCGATAACACCGTAGCCTACTGTATACATGCATTGCGTGAGGAATCCGGTGACATTATTGATCCAAATATGGTACCCGCTGGTGTTGAAGTATTTGATGTTTTATCTAGACTAACTACTCAAGATGCGTAATATCACTCATGAGGATGTTCCTAAATTTGAAAATCTGGTGGAATTCACTTACTGGTATCTGAATTCGGGTATGCCTATACTCAT